GAAGTGCCTGTAAGTGAATTAGCAAGTCCATTACCGCCGTTACCACCACTGCTACCAGTAGCATTTGTTCCAACTACGCCCGCGCCACCACCACCGCCGCCACCATAAGAGGTAGCCCCCGTTGCGCCTTGACCGCCGTTATTTCCTTGTCCTGATGTTGCAGTACCTATTGAAGATGGCGCATATCCTGATGCCCCGCCACCCGAACCGCCTGAACCACCGCCACCAGTTCCAGTTCCACCATTTTGTCCCGAAACGCCACCAAAACCACCGCCAATAGATGTAATAGTGTCAAAAACAGAATTACTACCATTAGAACCAATACTTTGTTGTTGAGCAGGGCCACCCGTACCGCCCGCACCAACTGTTACTGTGTAAGTTGTTGCCGTGTTAAAAGTAATATTAGATGCCGCAAGATAGCCGCCCGCACCACCACCGCCGCCAAATGCAGATGGGCCACCACCACCGCCCGCAACAATAAGATATTCAAGTTTTTGCGCCGCACCTGAACCCATTGCCAACATCAATTTAGTAAAAGCAAACATTGTGAAATCCTTATGGGGTGTAACCTTGGGCAATGCTTCCGTACCAATTTGTTCCATCAGCAATAAAGGTCAAAATATCCATCTTGCCCGCCGCCGCCGTAATTGTTGGTGCGCCCGCAGTTCCCCATTTAACGCCCGTAAATGTTGCAGTACCACCGCCAGTAGATGCCGCTTGTTTAAGCAATAACACAAACGATTTACCCGCCGTAGCAGTTGGCATTGTGAATGTGCAAGCAGTTGAAGCAGTTAATGTTGCGGTTTGTACAGTTCCACCAGTTAACGACAATGTGTTAGATGATGTAACAGTTCCAATTGCAACAACTGTTTCAACATAATTAGTAACAGTTGGATTTGTTAAAGCGGCATCTGTGTTAAACACCAAAGAACCTGAACCAGTTTCATCTGCAACAACAGAAATTAAATTTGCGCTAGTTGGCGTTCCAAGCCAAGTGGCTACATTAGTTCCTAAACCACTTACACCCGTGCTAACGGGTAATCCACTACAGTTAGTCAATGTGCCGCTTGATGGTGTACCTAACGCGCCGCTTGGGGCAATGTAATCAGTACCCGCAGTAGCCGCAGATAGCGCAGTACCATTACCTTTAATAACGCCTGTAATGCTTGTTGTTAAAGTAATTGCAGGGGTTGTTGTTGAAGTGGCTACAGTACCCGCAAAACCATTTGCAGAAACAACCGATGCGCTTGTAACAGTACCCGACCCGTTATCAGTCCATGTTGGTACTGCCGCGCCGTTGCTTGTTAAAACTTGTCCCGCATTGCCCGCCGCAGTAAAGTTAATAGTTGTGCCATCGCCAACCGCTACCGCGCCCGCGGTCGGGGTGTTACTTCCGTTAATAATAACTGTCATTTTGCTTTCCTTTAATTAAGAAACAATCCATCGTTGACCCGTTGCAATCGTAACTGTCACACCCGTATTGATTGTGATTGGCCCAACTGATGCCCCGTTGTACCCGCTTGGCAAACTTTCATTTGTGGTTGCCGTTGTCAAATTAGGAACAATAACGCCGTAAACAACCGTGCCTGTCGGGCCTGTATTACCAGTTGCCCCCGTTGGGCCTGTCACGCCTTGGATACCCTGAATACCCTGTACGCCCTGCGGGCCTGTCGGGCCTACATCGCCTTGAATTCCCTGCGCGCCCGTTGGCCCTGTCGCGCCTTGTGCGCCCGTGTTGCCCGTGCTTCCCGTAGCACCAGTTGGCCCGACATCACCTTGGATGCCTTGTGCGCCTTGCGCCCCTGTCGGCCCTGCCACGCCCTGAACGCCCTGTATGCCTTGCGGGCCTGTAGGCCCTGCAACGGTTGATGCCGCACCCGTAGGCCCTGTTACGCCCTGAATCCCCTGTGCGCCCGTTGGGCCTGTCACCCCTTGTATGCCTTGTTCGCCCTGAATACCTTGGATACCTTGTGCGCCAGTTGGCCCGACCACGCCTTGAATACCCTGTATGCCTTGTTGTCCTTGGATGCCTTGTGCGCCTGTCGGGCCAGTTGCGCCGACATTACCTTGTGCGCCCGTTGGGCCTGTTACGCCCTGCGCCCCCGTAGGCCCTGCTACGGTGCTTGCCGCCCCTGTCGGGCCTGTCGGCCCTGTCGCCCCCACTACGCCAATAGATTGGATAACGGCAATTAAATTGTGATTGTTAGCAAAACCAGTTGTACCCGTGCCGCTAGAAGTGGATAGGGTAACGGGACAAGTTATAGATGTATTTGGAACTACTACCGAATCTGAAGATAAAACCCACTTTTGGTAATTGTTTGAATTGTTTGCATCTTGCAAAATAACGCTATCACCAGTTTTCAAGAATCCCAAAAACAAATCAACATCGATGCCGTTGCTTGTCAGATGGCTAAAGGTAAGAGTGGTTGCAGATGTTTGCGTTGCGTTATTCCAAAACACATGACCCGATGTAGGCGTTCCTGATGTTTGCGTAGTATCTGCATCATATTGGTAATACGATGATGATTGACCATCTGCGCCTTGTGCGCCCGTAGGCCCTGTAGGCCCTGCTACCGTGCTTGCCGCGCCCGTTGGCCCTGTCGCCCCGTTTGCGCCCGCGCTTCCCGTAGGCCCTGCTAAACCTTGTGCGCCCGTTGGGCCAACATTGCCTTGTGCGCCCTGTGCGCCCGTTGGCCCTGCAATGCCCTGCAAACCTTGTTCACCTTGTATGCCCTGAATTCCCTGTGCGCCCGTTGGGCCTGCAATACCTTGCATGCCTTGCGCCCCCGTTGGGCCTGTAGGGCCTACAACCGTACTATCTGCCCCCGTTGGGCCTGTCGCGCCTTGGATGCCTTGCAACCCTTGCGGGCCTGTCGCACCGACATTGCCTTGTACACCCTGCGCCCCTGTCGGGCCAACCGCACCCGTTGGGCCTGTATTGCCATTTATGCCATTAGCCCCTGTCGGGCCTGTCGCGCCCGTATCGCCTTGGATGCCCTGCGCCCCTGTCGGGCCTTGGATGCCTTGGATACCTTGAACGCCTTGGATGCCCTGAACGCCTTGTGGCCCTGTCGGGCCAACATTACCCGTAATGCCTTGTGCGCCTGTCGGGCCTGTAGCCCCCGTAGGGCCTTGCACCGTGCTTGGTGCGCCCGTTGCGCCCGTAGGGCCTGTAGCCCCTGTAGGGCCTTGATTACCTTGCGAACCAGTTGGCCCTGTAGCCCCGCTAACCGCCCTATCAATCCTTAAATCAATTCGGGGTTGCGGCGTTACTTGTAAATTTACATTGTTGCCATCTTGAACCGAAACTTTGATGTTGCTCATAAAACAATCACCCCATCGCTACGCACCAAGAACAACAAGAAAATAATGGAATCATCCGCAGGGGTTGAACCCGATACGGGAAAACTTACCTTAACGCGACCTGAATAACCCACGGGGTCGGCGGCGTTAATTTCTAATTCGGGGTCGGTACTCATTAGCGACCATGCACTAGCATCAATTACCAATGTGCATGAACCCGCGGCGGCAACAATGTTAGTGATTGTTAACGGTATTGCGGCGGGCGCGGGGTTGTAATCAGCAATGTCAAAAGTTAACCCGTTGCGCGTATCAATGATGTTGGATAGTTCACGGCGAACAATTTGTGCGTCAAGGGTTGCGCCCGTCAAATTAACGGGTAAATTTGTCGCGGAATTGGTGAATGTCAGATTCCAGTAGGTTTTCTGATTCCATACCAATTCGCCCGCAAGAATGGGGTTGTCAAAACCGCTTACTTGTGCAAGGGTATTTTTGTTAAAGATGGCTATGATGCTACCCTGTCTTTCTGCTCAAATGCGTATCCCTGTTTTGGGGATAGAAACTTACCGTTTACATATCTTCCGCAACATCTACGAATGATTGTAGTTCTATTGCATAAATGCAATTGTGCGGCATCATCAGGGCGTGAAAATTTACCCAACGGGGTAATGTACCAACCAACAAAATGCGGGGCTTCTTCCCCGAATTTTCCGTAATTAGGGTTTTGTTCAGCGGTCATGCCATTGTTACGATAGCCGCCAATAGATTTGTTCCAACCAATATTACGCATAGGGCGTAATTTTTCTTCTAACTCAAAACAATAATTTTGGGTAGAAATGACAAGCGGTTGAACAACAATTTGTTGCCACAAATCTTTAAATCTGTGCTTATGGCTTCTAAGGCGTTTTGCCATATCTTCGGCAACGCCTACATAGCCTTCAGTAAACATATTGCTATGCTCAGGCAAGCGTAGCCAATAAAGTGTCGCCATAGCGTTCCCTAAACTTAGTTAGAACATCCGCGAGTCCCGCGGTTATGGTGTATTGTATTTTAGATATTCTAGCCACTTACATAAATACACGCAATCATTTGTATATCGGTTGGGCTAGAAAATGTTGCCGCTTCCCGTGCTTTGGCTACGGTGTAGGAACGAATCAAATCATCCGCTTGTTTCATGCCTTTACCCGCCGTGCTAGATGTAACGATTAGGTCGCCAACGGCAATATTACCGTTTTCCCCGCAAACATTTATTTGACCTTCACCAATAGAATTGACAATTGCTTGATTGTGTGTCGGTTCATATTCATAAAATTGTGGCGCGGGTATGGGGATGTAATCATTATCACCAAGCGGGTTAACTTGTGTTCTATAACCTTCAACCAAAGCAGTAGGCGGGGCTAATTCAAACATTTCTGTACCGCTATTAAAAACACCTAGCGCACATTGATTGGGCGTAGTAGATTTTGTTACAGTAAAAATCGTATCGCTTAATGTGGCTTTTCTAACCAAAGTTACATCTACAAGAATGTCGCCTTGCACAATTGTTTCTGTTTTAGCAATTAACGCATCGTGTGCGCCCGTGAACGGCCCGCCAACGCCCGCAACAATGTAATAGGCGTAGCCCGTTCCTGAAGCAAGTTTAATTCGTGCCGCTTGATTTAAACTTGCATCATAGGCAATAAAATCACCCGCAGGGTTTACGGGCGAACCGCCAGTTCCGTTGTATTGGGTTTGGCTAACTTGTAATTGCGGGCCTTCCGTGTAACCTTGCACGGAAAGATTAACAAAACATTGCCCGCTTCCATTAGCAGTTTGAAATACGCCGTTATAACTACCTATTCCCAAACCCGCCGTATAGACTATAAATGTATCTGCAACATTAGAAATAAACGCATAAGAATATGATGTTTTAGAAGTTGAAATGTCATTGCCATAAATGATTGGCCCAACCGCTGAAGATGCTGAACCCGTGCGTTCAAAATACATTGTTGCGCCCGCAGATGAACCCCCCGCCGCGCTTCCCAATTGCATTGTTGTGTTGTAACTATTATTGGTAATTTGACCCGTTGTAATAGTTCCAAGGTTTGCGCTAATTGCGGATAGTTGACCAACCTTTAAATTAGAAAGGTATGGCACATTCCAAACGGTGTTACCAGTAACGGGGGAATAAACACCATCAGATTGGTAAACAGATTCACCCGCAACAATAGCGGGCGCAGTAGCACCCCAAACAGTTCCCGCGCCCCATGAATCATTTGGCGGGTAGGATGTATTACCGCTAGTCGTAATGGTTGTAGGCGTTGGCGATAAAGAACTTAAAGTAGTTTTTGAATAGCAAATGCGTGATGAATTGCCGTTAGTTCCAGTTGGGCCTAAGTTTCCTGTAGCCCCTGTAGGCCCTGTAACTGATGCACCCGTTGGCCCTGTTGCGCCAGTAGGCCCTGCGCCCGCCACGGGATTCCAAACCAATGCAGAACTAATTGGGCTTAATACTGAATTTGTTACATCATTGCCAACCATATAGGCAAAATAATAAGTTCCTGTATTTAGCGTGATGTTGGCAAATGTGTAATAACTATTATTGGTAACGGGTTGCCTGTTAGTTGTAGATGCGCTAGAAACTAATTTCCAATCTGCGGCAGTGGGCGTTGCGCTTGTAGTCCAAAACAAATTAGCAAAAGTTACGCGCCCCGTTGTTGGCACAAAAACCTGAACATTGATATAGGGAATTGTTGCGCTTGGAAACCCCGTAACTGTAGGTGCGGCTAATGGCGAAAAATAACTTACTGATGCTAAACCCGAATTAGGCACGGGCGTAAATTGCGTTATATCAAAGTCATCATAAACTTGCGCGTTGTACTCACTCATTTCTAAACTTGCACCTAATGAACCATCGGGTAAAGATGCTTCGTTAACTTTCATTACGCGAAATAGTTTTGCGTTCCATCCGTAATCAGTATTGGTAACGCTAACTACATCGCCCGCATCAACTTGGATGCCGTAATAAGTAGTGCTAAAAGAAACAATTAAATCTTCGCGGGCTTGTTCCAACAAACGATTTGCAAGGTAATGTGCTTGCACCGAATCATTAACCAAATCATAAGTAATTGAATACTTGTTAACGGGTTCATTGGGATACAGTAAACCGCTAGGCGTTTCAATGTTTACAAATGCGGCTTGGTCGCGGTTTTCTTTAAACGGGAATCGCGCTTCAACTTGGTTAATTGAAGATGTAATGTCGGTTGCGCTAACGCGGATTTCGCCAATGATGTTGTTGTCGTTAAAAGCATACGCGGTAGATTCGGCTTTGTTAATAACTACCGACCATTGACCTAATGCGGCGTTGTAAGTCATCCATGAATCGCAAGCAGAAACGATGCGGTCAACATTGGAAAGAACCGATTGCCCCGCATCTAATACGCCATTGATACGATACCGCGGTTGCGTAGCAGGGTTGCCGCTACTATTTGTAAATGTAATGTTTTGGTCGCCATACGCGTTTAATGCGGTTGCGCTTGTGCTATTAACAAATGCGGTATCTACTGCACCGCCATAAACCGCGTTGGTCATGTAGTCATACCAAACATCGCCCGCTTTGGCTACGCCTGTGCCGTTTAATGTATGCGCTACTTTAAATGTAATTGGTTGTAATTGTGTGGTATCTGCATCGCGGTTATAAATTAGTTTGACAATGGCAAAGCCCAAACCATTCATTTGCCGCGTTCCTGTCCAACGCTGACCAACGGCAATATCAGAAACGCCCATAACCGTGCTAGGTGCGGATGCGCCGTTAGCGGATGTAATTGTGCCGCCCGTTGTAGATGTATAAAGATTGATATAAAGATAGCCGCTAATCTTTGTATCTACATTTCCCGCTTCATCGGTAAGGCTAACAACTTTAGTTAAATCTGAACCATCAAAAGTAATTTTTCTATCGCCGTAATACATATCGGCGGTATCAAATGTAAATTGACCATTAGGGCTAATGCTTGAAATAGCCAAAACATAGTACATTGTTTTTTGGTCGGTTGTCAGAACCGCATCAACGAATGTGCCGCCCATATAAGCATTGCCGTACACAATAGGAATAGCGTTTACTGCGCTTGGCGGTACTTGTTGCCTAACGCCCATGTCTTGTTGTTGTTCGGGATTTTCAGCAAATACACGCGTAATAATTAACGACAAAGCAAAGTTAACGGCAAAAGTTGCCACCGCATAACTCATGCCTAATTCCATAATTGCATAGGCTACTAATGTGCTAACCATTTTTATTCCCTAACAAAAGTTGCGCCAAGGGCTTTGTAACCCCTGCGCGTGTAATCAATCAACGGGCCATTGGCAGAAATTGAAGTGCAAACAAAATCTACATCACCCGCTTTTAGCATTTCCTTTGCGCGTTCATCAAACGCTTTCCAAAGGCGACCGCCAATCGTTCCATTGCGGTGTTCAGGTTCTACCCACCACAATAATTCGTTTAATTCTTTTACTTTTGGCGACCAAATGTTAGAACTTTTATAAGCCACAATCGCGCCCCTGAGATGCGAATCGATATAAATGAACCCACGCCCTTGAATGATGCTAAACAATAATTCTTCAACATAGCGGGGAAAGTGATTATGCGATTCACCAAGTTTTTTAATTGGGTTTTCATAGGCGTATGCCTCCACGATTTCTAACAGTCTAGGTATATCGTATCTTGTCGCGGGTCTTATCATGGGCCGTCACCAACTCCACCACCACCACCACCACCGCCATCCATTGTTACAGTTGTTTCGCTTGCTTGTGTTTGTGTCAATGGCGGCGAACCAAAATCAAAAAATGTGTTTGAAATTTCACTCACGCGGCTCATTGATGTATCGTTAGGGTAAATAAATTGCCAATTGTTTTGATTGGTCTTTACGCCCGACAATCTGTTTTCCAAAATGCGGCGCATTGATGAACAAGAAATAGAACAAGTTGCTATTCGTGTACGCGCTTCAGAATTAAAATCTTCGGTAATTGAAACGCTATTTATAATGCCTTGGTAGCGTTTAAAAAATTGGGTTGTAGGCGTAGTAATGACTTGGTTATTACTGTCAAAGAAACCGCGCCAAACTTCTACCAACGAACCTTTAATGTCGTTACCTAAGATGATGCCCACATTGGTTGGGTCAATGCCCGTCAATGCAATTGTCATGTCATCCGATGTGGCTTTAATATCGCGCTGAACATCGCCAACATTGAGCAATGCACCAAGGTTAGCAAAGGTAATGCCGCCAACCGTGATAGGTGCGGCGGCGTTGCAGAATGTGTAAACCGTTGCCGCATTTCCTACGGTAAGTTTTACAAATTCCGCATGATTGATTTGTGAACCAGTTACGGCGTTAATTGTTGTCATGTTATGTACTCACGGAAAACAAACGGGGCATCCCATTGCACAAACGCGCCATCCGTCATTGGGTTAAGTGTATAGGTTGGGCAAGATTCTGCAACCACCGTAAATGTGCAAGCATTACCAATGCTAACCGTTGTGCCTGATGCGGGCGAACCAATCAACGGGCGGTTAATGCCTACTGATGAACCCGCGCTATCGGCGGTTATCTTGTAGGTGTAACCGTTAATCATAATGAAATCACCCGCTTTAAATGTGCCGTTAGAAATTAAAGCAAGTGTCTGCGTATTAGCCGCGGGCGCACCGTTTAGCGTAGCCGCCGTAGCCGTGCCGCGCATTTCAGTAAACCAAGATAAATTTGTACTATTAAAAGTGATGGTTTCGGGTAATTGCCTATCTTTGTTATCAATAGATTGGATTACATCCCGAACTTGCGGATAGTAAAGATACGCATGGGGTTGAATCGTAAACACCCAAGGCACGGCGGTTAGGTATTGCGCTACGGTGATATAACCCGAACGCGCTACTTGTTGTCCAACCATACGGCGGTTGTTTACCGTCATGGATTGTTGTATATCAAAGATGGTTTGGAAACTCATGCCCGACCCCTATTCACCGCCAACGATTTATTGGCATACTGATTTGCCGCCCAAATCGCGTTAGAACTACCGTATAGGCGTTCTTCAAACGATTTGGTATCAATGGCGTTAATGTAGTTGTTTGTAACCATCGTAGTACCGCCCGCGCCCGCTAACGCATGGTTGGGGATTACTGTACCTGATGAACGCGGTACAAACAGTTCAGGCCCGCGTTCCCCGACCACATAAGGCGTATTGGCATTAGCCGAACCGCCATCGGCTAAGAACCCGCCAAGGTCAGCATTGCCAAACGCGTTGCCAGTACCAAAGCCGCCGCTTGCATACATACCAAACAATGATTTAAACAAACCCGTTGCTGATGCCCGCAATTGAATGGCAATTAAATCTTGAATGATGCTACGCGCCAAACTCTTAAACGACAACTTGCCCGTGCGAACAAAGTTATCTAACGCGCTTTCCATGTTGCCCATTACAGAACCAAAAGCCTTTGCGCCGTTTTCTAATTCGGTTGGCAAGTCCCTAAAGAACTTTGCGCCTTCTTTCATAAAGCCTTGTTCGCTTGTGCCTTCGCGTTGCGCTTTAACCGCTTGATTTTGTGCGCGTAGATAGCGTTCGGTCGCATTGGCTAATGCGTTTTCTTGTGAAACCAAATATTCTTTTGCTTCAATGGATAAAAGATTATTGCGTTCAATTTCCCTAATGTTTTCTAATCTTTTTTGTTCTTCTAAATACAAATCTTTTGTTAGTTGTACATCTTCAGAACGCATATTTTGCGTTGTTTTTTCAATATCTAAAATACCGTTCTTTATTTTTAGTGCGTATTCATCACCTTCAATTCGTTTTAATGAATCAGTAAACGCGCTATTTTCTTTGCCCGCAACATCTAATAATATTTTGTCTAATCGTTGCAATTCATGGAAATATTTTTCCAATGCCCGCAACCTTGCTTTTTCAGCGGCTTCAGCATCTTTATCACGCGCCGCAGTTACTTTGCGACCGCCACCACCACCACCACTAGAAGCGGGCTTGTTATCTGTACGGCGTTCATCAACGCCACTACGCCCGTAACTTGTCCCCATTACTTGCGATTCAAAAAAATCTAAGTTTTGGCGTTGTGATGCGCGGTAGGCATCGTATTTTTTATTCCCTGCTATTGCCGCATCAACGCCTTTGGTAACTAAGGTAACGGCGTTTTCGTAGGTATGTTGAATTTCATCAGCAATGCCTTTAAAGACAAATGCAACATTAGCACCAAGAACCGCAACCGTTTGAAATACAACTTTAAAAATGTTACCAAGTGACACGCCATAGTCACTCATTGTTTTTATGTAATCAATGGTTGATTTTAAAATTGGCCCTAGTTCCGTAGCCAAAACTAACATTACATTGCGGGATGTTTGCGCCAACAAATCGTATGTATCTGCGGCGGCTTTAATTGCTTTTTCTTGTTCTTCAATTAGTGGGTTGGCTTGCGCCATCTTTTCCGCAAAACCAACTATGTCAACGCCCTTGGCGGCTTTGCCAAAAACTTCCATTGCCTTGGCGTTACGCGTAATTGGGTCTTCAACTTTTGCTAAGTTGGTAGCCAATTTATTTAGCAATTCTTCTTGGGAAAGTTTGCCCAAGTCTTGCAAAGTAACGCCCAATGCTTTGGCGGTTTTCTGCGCTTCTGCTGAACCGCCCGCGGCTTCATCAATAAACTTGGCAAACGCCGATAGCATCTTGCCCGCGTTGTCGGCTTTTCCACCTGAATTAGCAAGGGCATCCGATAACTGTAGAACCGTGCCTATGGCTACTTCGTTGGCTTCGGCTACATCGGCTAGTTCATCAGCGTATTTAAGTGCGGCGGCACTAGCGGCAACCAAGGCAACCGCGCCAATCTTGCCAAATTTTTCGGCGGCTTCGCTAAACTTTTCTAATCTCTTTCCCGCGGCTTCAATACCTCTATTGAATTCCGCGGTATCTATGCCTAGGGCTACACCAAGGCGGGCAATCATATTAGCCATCTTTTACCCCAAACAATGTTTTATCAAATCCTTGCGCCTGTTGCATAAATGCTAAAAGGCTATCATTTACTGCCGCCTTTTGCTTATCAGCAGATAAAGGCGGGTAGATGTAATCATACGCACTACCCAAAATGTTGGCTAGTTTATATGGCGGTGAATTTGCGGTTCGCATATAGTTAAATACCCCGTTTGTTAGGGTTGCTAATTGCGTAAGAACGCCGTAATTCCCAATCATTCCATCGGCATACATTGTTTGAATGTTTGCCAAAGTTACATCGTCTAATTCTTCAATTGTTTCTAAGGTATGCCCGTTGAAAATCATTGCGGCTAGGCATTGGCTTTTCAACGAGCCTATTAGTTTCCCCGCGCTTCCCTGTAGGTTGGGCTAATCACTTCGCCAATCTTTTCCACGATTAGCATTTGCACGGCAATAGGGAATTCTTCTTCAATATCGGCGTAGGTTAAATCTTCAAGTGTTACGCCTTCCATTTCAGGAACTAACAATTTAAAGAATTCAGTAATGCGGGCTTCGGTGATGGCTTTGTTTTTGGCGGCTTCGCGCATAGAACGCTTTTCAACCAAAATATCCGTATCCGTAAATTCAAAATCTTCGTTTTGGTTGCTTTCAAACTGCCGCAATGGGGCGGTAATTTCTTGGTAGATTTTTTCTATTGTTTCTTCATCAGGGTTAGCAACCTTTTTATAGATAGCATCCGATTCAATAACCAAAGGGATGCGAACCTTAAAGGTATGCCCATTCAATACAAACGAACGGGTTAAAAGGTCTTTTCGTTTTGCTTGGTACTTTTCACCAAATGCCGAACTTAGTTTTGTCATTTATTTTTTATCCTGTATTTACTGATTCGCCTTGCTAAAATTTCCCCTAGCCGCTTGGCGGTTTGATTGGCTTGGGATTCCAAAGCAGGGCGTAAAAATGGTTGTGCGCCATTTCTAGCCGTGCCAAATTCTTGTGCTATGGCACGGGCATCCGATAAAACGCCAACTTGCCTTTTTCTTTCTTTTAAATTGCGGTTGTATTGCGCTTTATCTGATTCATACAAAGACGCATTTTGTTCGTAGAATTCTTTTTTAAGTTTCTTGGGAAATGCTTTAGTTGTTACCAAAGCAATCACCGTATCTTTTTCGGTAATGTATTTAGAACGAATATCTTTTCTAGTTGGGCGGCGGGCTTCAATTTGCATTGTCCTAGATAAATCGCCGCTATCTTTGGGCGCGTTCATCTTAGCCATTGTTAACACGGGCTTCATTGCTTCCCGTGCCGCGGGTACAAGAATCTTGCTTCGCGCTTTCTTGTCGCCAATCTCAGAGGCTAGTTCCTCAAACGCGGCTAATACATCTTTCAAGCCTTCGATTTTGTAGGTAACGCCCGACATAATTAACCCATTGGCTTAATAATCTTTTGGTACAACGCGTTATTTAGCGAATACACATAATCAACGATTTCATCGGGCGTAAACTTATCCGCATGATTTGCGGCAATGTCATGCGCTAAAGAAATAGCAGTTAATTTTTGTGCGGTAAACCCAAACCAATCCTTACGCGAATCGGATTGGGCTACTAGAAAGTTCAACAAATCGTTACTGTCTTTTATTGTCGTTTGCATATTATTTATTGTATTTACTTAGAACTTTTAAACATACCGCTTCTACTGAATCTGCTTCGGCGGCGGCAATGGCATCTTCTAGTTCTTCAACATCTACTACCATTCCTTGTGCAACCGCATCTAGGGATTGGTAGGTAGTGCTTAGAACTTCTACGGCATCTTCTACGGTCATCATGTGTTATTAGACCAACCGTATTGGTTGCCCCTCGGATGAATTGTAAAGTTGCATTTTGCTTCTGCGCTTGGGCTTGAATCAATTGTAAATTGAGAAACGCGACCATTGAACGCATACGCAACCGTATTAGCACCGTCAACCGCGGCAACCACAAAAGTGCGGTCAACCGTACCGTTGTAGGCATCAGCACGGATTTGCAATAACGCGGTGTCGCTTGGATTCCAAGCCGCGGTAATGCTTAACGATGTAGGCGCAGATTGCGTAGGAATCTTATCGCTTTGGCGTGAACCCGCTACGCCAAAAGATGCAACCGCATCATCTTGACCAAAAGCGGGTACGGCTTCCACGGGCAACAATACACCCGCGCCGCCAGTACCGTTAGCCGCCGTGCCTACGATGGTTGTAACTTGCCCTGTCCATACGGAAAGGTTTGCCGTTGTAAGTGGCGTAGGCGTTGCCGCGCTTTGCATATACAACGATGCGCTAAACCCTGCTAAAACTTTATTTGGTAGTGCCATGATATTCCTTTAGGCGTTGTTAGACCAACCGTAGAGATTTCCACGGGGGTGAATGGTGAAATTGCATTTGGCTTCAGCACTAGGGCTTGAATCAATCGTAAACTGGCTTACGCGGGCGTTAAAGGCGTAATAAACGATGTTTGACCCTTCGGTAGCACTAACTACAAAAGTACGGTCAATAACGCCGCTATAGGCATCGCCACGCATCAACAAAAGCATTGTGTCGCTAGGATTCCAAGCGGCGGTAACGCTAAGTGATGTAGGTGCGGATTGCGTTGGGATTTTGTCAGATTGACGCGAACCCGCTACACCGAAACTAGCAACGGCATCATCTTGCCCAAATGCGGGTACGGCTTCAACTGGAATTAGATTACCTATAACCGCAATAGGTGCAACATTTCCAAGGGTTGAAAGTTGGGTAAGGGTTAGTGCGGTCGGGGTTGCGCCTGATTGGGCATACAACGCCGCGCTAAAACCCGCCATTATTTTATTTGGTAGTGCCATTTTAAAAGTTCCTTCAAAAGTTGTTGGGTTGTCTTATGTTGGAATATCTAGGGTGCAATCAAGAAAAATTTGGGCTAACTTTTCATCATTGTCATAAGTGTTGTAAAGCCAAAAAACATCTGCTTTAGCAATCTGAAAACCATTTGTTGCACCACCAAACAAACCGCTATAACCATGTAGCGATTGTAGTATTTGATTGGAAATAGTGAAACCATCTTCTATTACTTGCGTAAAAATACTTATCTGAAATGTTGGGCGGTCGATACCCTTAACGGATTGAACTGGCCCTGTATAAACATCTTGATGCACATTTCGTAGCATCCAAACAATGAATTTGGGTTGCGTTGCAAAGTTACGGTTAAACGCGGCATACACGGGTACGGGCGTAACAATGCTTTGCAGTTGAAACTGTATCGCTTTGCCGTACTGTACTGGATTTTGTTGCGTTGCCATTTATACCGCCGTTACTGGGTCGTTTCTGTAAGCAATGATAACCACCATCATCCTATCATCGGATTCACGGATGTTATCAATACGCCAATCAAACCCATTGTAGGTAATTGAATACAAGTTTTGGTTACGCACCATTTCACGCGTATTAGGCGTGTAGTTCAAAGTGAAATTAACTACATCTTGATAAAGGCGGTACTTTTCGGAAATCTTTAAACTGTTTGCAACGGAATGAACACGCGCACGGGTTTTAAACCAATCGGTTTGCGCCGTTGTTTGTTCGCCAAAATCAGTTTTAGCAAACGCTAGGTTTTTAACAGTAATTTGTTCAAACCGTGCAATTGCCATTTACATCACCAAAGGTTTGTATGGGCGCAACAATGTAGCCACGCCAAACGGAATTTCTTTTAACTGTACATCGGTTGTATTGCTACGGTTGTTGTACAAATGCGTAAACAACAACAAACCCGCTTGCTTGATAACGGGATAAGTTTGCAACGGATTAGGCGCGGTCGTGTAATCGCAAATAATCGGCGCGGTCATTTGGCTATTGATGGTTGTAGGCAACGATTGAATAATTACCTTGTTGCCGCTTGCATCGTAATAGTATTGGCTAGAAGAAACCACCGTCAAAACGGGCGGTTGGTCATTATTCCAATACGCTACGCGTTCAATCGTCACGCCCGACATATCGGGATATTGGTTTTGCGATACTTCGGGCAAATCCAAACATACGGGCGATGCGGCTAAGTTTTCAGCACCGTACCAAACACGGTAGGTAACTGAAAAAATAGATAGCCCTAAATAATCTTCGATGGCTTGCCGAACCGCAAGTTCTAATGCTTTCAAATAACCATCTTGGGATTCATCTTCAAACAAATTTATTTGATTGGTGATTTCATCCAAGGTTAACCAAGGCGTAACTACATCGCGGTCAATCTGTTCTGTTTTTACATAACTGAACGGATTGCGGGTAGATGCCCCGTAAGGCGCACCTAGTAAATCGCTATTTACTGACATTCAAGCCCCCTTTTAGGCGGCAGACATACGAACACCCGCAAACGGGTCGCGCACGGTGCTTACCATGCGTTTTTCCGCGTACATGGTCACAAAGCCCGCCTGTGTTTGTTCAAACATTTGGATACTCATTTGTTCGGTATCGCCAATTGTCAAAAACCGATTCCAGTTTGCCAAGTAGATTGGAAAATCTGTAGAAAGATATGCGTTCGGGATAACGGGCCAACCAAAAATGTGACCAATCGCGCAACCATCTTTTTCGCCTAATTCCAAGAACAAAGGCAAACCCGCGGTATCTTTTAATTGACGCAATGTTTGAATCATTGCGGGGCTAATGTGCCAAGCAGTTGAATCTAGCGACCAATATTGCGGGGGCAACGCGTTAGCCATGTTGACCACTTTGTTATAAGTTACCGTAGTGCCGCCATTACTAACCGTAGCGATAGTATGAATACCATTTGTGATAGCCGTGCCGCTAGTACCAAAAGCACTATTAGCCCCGCTAGTGTAACTATCCAAACCGCGCAAGCCATTAGTAGCACCAGTTGATGTAGTTGTACTGCCCGCTTGGTCGCTATTAAGCACCATTGATTGACCTTCAAGTTGTGCAAACTCAAGTGCCAAATCTTCAACAAGCGTTGCATCAAGTCCATTAACATCACTTAGCACCGCCGTTCTGATTGGCAATTGTGCAACCAATACGCGCACGGGCAATTGCCAAATAGAAGTGTTCACATTAGGCGAACCGCTATTTGGCGTAAATGTGTAACCCCAAGGGTTTGTAGAATTTGCGGCGTTACCAGTTTTGGCAACGAATTGGGCATCAGAACCCGTAACCGCGATTTGGCGTGAGCCTTGACGCAAAGGGTTTGCTTGACGCAAAGCCGCAAACGCATCATCAAAAACAACATTACCACCGACACCCGAACCCGAACCAGTAATTGCGCTTGCTTCGCGCAAGTCGATGTTTACTTTGCCGCCTTCGGTGATGGCTTGTTTGATTCCGTTCAAGATTTTTTCGGTGATTGACATTTTGAATTCCTGTTTAAAAAAAGCGGGGGATTTTCGCCCCCCGCTAATGGCAACGCAATTAAGTAGCAGTACCAGTTGAACGATAACGAATCAACGCGTTAGGGTCCCTAACTGATGTGGCTAATCTTTTTTCCCCGAAAAATGTGATAAATCCTGGGGCCGTCTGATCGTAGCGGCGCATAATCATGTTCAATCTGTCAATGATTGTGTGTCCGCGTGTAAAGTCACCAAAGAACATTGGATACAAAGAATTTGTACCCGCAGAACCAGTAGTTGCTTGTGATGGGTTATCAACATACTTGTTAACGACAACATCAAAGCCCAACAATTGACCCACGATGCCTTCAACCGACAAACCTTCGTTACGATTAAAGATTGGTGCGCCGTTTGTATCACGCAATGCGCGAATAGCGTTCAACAAAATTGGGTTAATCATAAACTTGGTTGATGGTGTCCAATACTGTTGTGGCAAAGCATAAATAGTATTGATTACGTCAACATAAGAAATGTTGTTTGCGCCAACGGTGTTAGCGTTAGTGGTAAGTTGGTCATAAGTAGCAAGGCTATGCAAACCAGTATTAGAACCCGTACCGCTTGTTCCAAATGATGCCGTTGTGCAAGTACCGCCCGCATAGGTAGCATTAGCACCCGCGTATTGGTCTAAGCCACGCAAGCCATTTGTACCGCCGTAAGGGTTAGTGCCTGATTGTGCCGCTTGGTCGTTATTCTGAATCATTGACAAGGCTTCGGCTTGCGAAAACTCCATCAACATATCGTCAACTACGTTTGCTTCCAAACCATCAATATCATCCAAAGCCGCAGTACGGATTGGGAATTGAACATTCAAGTCTTGCAAAACTAATTGCCAAATGCTTGTATCTTCAGTTGTAGCCGCGCCGTTGTTCTGAATTGCATAGCCCCATGCCGCACCCGCATTACCAGTTTTGACACGGAATTGATAAGAAGAACCATCAGTTGCTACGGTGCGTGACAAACCACGCATAGGATTTGCCAAACGCAAAGCGGCAAACACGGGGTCATAAGCAGTACGACCACCTTGGTTGTTACCTGAACCCGTCAATGCTGATGCCTCGCGCATATACGCATCGCGTTGGCTTTCGTCTGCAAAAATTTGCAGTTCTTTTTCTACGCGGGCATTGCTTTTGTAGAAAGAAGAAAGTTGTTCTTTAACAGAACGGTTTACATCGCCGCGCACGGATGTAGCGGGCTTGACGATTGCGGGGGCTTGAATAGATGCTACTTTGGCTTCCAAAGCAGAAATGGTTTCTTGCATTTCCAGTTTGATTGCTTCAACGGCGGCGGGGATTTTTGCTTCAACGGCGGCAATGCTTTCGCTTTGCTTGGCTTCGATAGCAT